CGTTCCCCATACTGGAGAACTTGGCATACTTAAGCAATTTACCGAAACCTACCCCAAACGGGGTGCGCGCAGCCGAAACATAGTTGAACCACTTTTGTGGGAACAACCATGCTACGGTATTGAACGCTACGGTATCGGAAGCCATGGAAAGGTCGATGGTGGCGAAGTCGCCATCAATCGAACCCAACCGGGCGAGCTCTTGATTTTTGGACTGGTCCGACAGATTAACTCCCAACTTGAGGAGTTTAGTCTTAACGAACGCATCAAATGCTAACTGGAGGAATAAATTTCCTTCCGGCTCGCAAGCGATGGTTCTATCGGTTTTCCAGTTCTTAGGTACGGTTTCTACACGATTAGAAAACACAGTCCTAAACTGGGGGCTCTTGTATCCAAAATAGATACTAAGGGCGTCCAAGTAAGGTTGTGCTCTCCGCGTCGCTGGGATACCACGTTTACTCACCTTAAGGTAAGGCAACGAGTCCCTACGACTACGAGTAGAAGTCGCTCCAGCCGTCACACGAATCAAACTCGGTAAATTACCGAGAAATTCGTCAAAGTCGCCTAATGTCATTTGGATGACATCTTGCACACGCTCAATATCTCTAGCTAACCTTTCGTCTAAACGATCGGTATGCTGAAAATAGTGATCAAGCCTTTTGTTAGTTTGTCTGCAGAACATCTCGGCCTTAAAAAAGGAGAGAGACGCAGCAGATTCACAGACATCGGCCATCGAGAAAGCTTTGTTCTTCTTGAAGAACGCAGCAATCTGACGTGTGAAGCGACAAAGATCCCGAGAGTGCAATGCTTCGGGAATATGATCAGGACAGGAACTTAAGCGGGAAATATCGCGAGACCTTATCCAACCAAGGATTTGGTCACAAACGGTATCCCCGACAAGTTTCCGTTGGTCATTCACATAACACCGACACATGTCGAACGTTAATGTGGCGAAGTCCATAGTGGATCCTCAATTTCGTTCAATTACACCGACGTGGGCTTTAAATCCAAATCCTCAGTAGCCTCAATGGCTTGCTGAAGAGAATGGACCAGAGACACCACAACAGCGGGTGGGAACCAGGAGAGAAGCGCGACCGAAATTAGCGGTATGCTAATTTTGAGCCATGCTTTTCGTTTACGAGAAGAACCCATAAGGTTACTTCGCGTAATCCTGATTGGCCACCATGTTTGCAAACTCGTCTGCCGCAACAAATTCGCGGAATAGAGCTTGCGCCGATGTAAGGTCGCCGGCCGTATAACCCAAGGGTCTACGGACGACGGCACCGAACGAAATGCGCTGAGGCATCACTACGTTCAACGCATCCTTCGTGGCGTAGAAGATCGTAAACGTATCTTCCAACATCACTTGGGCACCAACAGGTACCTTGCGCTTTTGCAAACAGATCCGGGGTAACCCGGCCGTATGCGCAGGCGTCGTAAAGGTACGGGTATTCGACGAATCGTTGAATACCTTGAGAACGGTTGTCATAACCGCCATGTTTGTCTCCTTAGACAGACAAAGATGAGCATCATATACGAGAACTTTGGCCGGGCGTTTGCCCGGTGTAAAAGGAGTATATGATGGCCAATAGGTCTGCGACCTTTGGCACGTTCACACGAACGTTCATCAACGGAATCTTTGGTACACCTAGAGGTGTTCTTACCGCGTAAGACCCTTCAGCCACTCCCTGCATTTCCATGATTACTATTTGGTAACCAGAGGATGCAGATTGTGACGTGAAGCCAAACTGACGCTTGACGTCTATCAATAGACCTCCAGCTGCAGTATGTTCAGTCTCAAGCGCTAAGAAACTTAACGTTTCAAGCCAAGTACCAATTCCAATGAACCAGTCTATGATAAAGGAAAACCTTATCAATTCCCATGACGTAGTCAAGGGATTAAACTGGAACAGAGGAGGTTGGATGTCAGCTATGACACTACCCCGAAGCTTGACCTGCAGTTCCTCAGTCATAAAGACTGTGAACTGATAAGCAGGGCCGGCGTAAGAGTAGGTCTTAGTGGACGGAGTAAATTCATTTGCTCCAGCCCGCTGTTTGAAACGCGTCTGTTCTCTCCCAACTTTGGAAAGAGCGTTCTGTATGTCGACAATGTCGAAATACAGTATTCTCCAACCATAACGATACTCTAACCAAAACTCCGCAAGAGCATCTGACATCGAAAAGATTTTTCCTTTCTTTGCCAGAAATCTCCGGAAAGCTTGAGCAATTCCCAAAAGACGAATAGTGGCTTGTTTGAACATTGCCACAGTCTTATGGAGCTCGCTCAAGAAAGTTAGAGCATCAAAGTTTTGAGAATATATGGCAGAAGCGGCAGATTGCACATAACGGGTAGTATCCTTACTACCGGCTAGTGCATCAAACCACGTCTTGTCAATATTCCAAGGAGTCAGACTAATTGGATGTGACCAGTTAGAATCAGTTTTCCAGTTATAGGGGACTGAAGGCTGTCTATAATGAAGACGGCCGGTCCAACTAACACTGTACTTTAACTGATTCCACGGAGTAAACGGTATCAATTTACCTAACCGCTTCAGTTTATGATATCCTTCGACATCATATCCTTGGCGGAAGGAAATATTCCTGGCAATAGTCGGCGTACCACTTGCAATCGTGGTAGTCGAGTTGTCAGGATTGATCCTATAATGTAACTCGCTACCAGTTACGGCAGCGTCTACATTAACTCCAGGTCGCGCTTTTATGCTCATCCAAATAAAACCTCAGGATAAAGAATCGTGTACTCACTCCG